TTTGTCTATGAGATGCCTTCCAATTTCTGCAAATCCAACTCCATTTTCAAAAAGTTCAAGAATTTCTTCTTTGTAGTCTAAATATTTATTTCGCATTTTTTCTTTTGATTTTCTCCCAAGAACGACCACCAAAATAAGCTCCAAAGGCTGTAATGGCTAAGGTCTGCCAAAGGTTAATCCAAGCGTCTTTGATGTTTAAATCAACAAAACTAAAATCAACCAAAGTGAAAATCGTTAGTGTAAACAACAAAAAGACCAATGTCAATGGTCTTATGTTTTTGGAAAGCCAAGAATCTGAGTTCATGTCTGCCTTCCATCTTTCTGTGATTTCGGACTGCATACTTGCTTCATGTTCCAAAATCTTTTCCTCTAATTCTTTTTTAAGAATCAGTTTTTCTTCTTGAGATGTTATTAATTCATCAGCTACATTTCCAACTTCTTTTACAAGGTCAGAAGCTTTAAAAATCTTTGTTATAAAATTCATTTTTTAGAACAGTTCTTTTTACAGTAATCAAAACATATTTTGTTGAATGTTATGAATGCAACTAATTTACAAATAAATTTTTTCATTTTTTATAATTTTTTTTAAGTTGTTAAATATACTCTGTTAATAAATCCAAATCTTTGGAGATGAAAGTTTTTCACTTATATCAATGTGGATGAAATTTCCTTTGTCTTTTCCAGCTATTCCCAAACGAAAAGGAAGGTCTAATTCACCAGCTAATTCCAAAGCGAATGCAACAAATAAAGCTCTTTTATATGAATCTGTAATTGCAACATCAGCGGCAATACCTTTTAAATGTGGTGATGTTCCTTTTTTAGCTGTTTTATAACCTCTCCTTGTCAAATCATCTTGATAAGCTTCTGTTCTAAATCCACTTGTTATTTTAAAAGGAAATCCGCATCTATGACGTAACTCATCTAAAAACAAAAGAAATGTTTTATCCATGTTTTTTTCAGATCCTTTCAAATCGGGAGAAGCGAATTCATCTAATTTAAAATATCTTAATTTCATTTTCTCTTTTTTAGGAGTTTTACTAAAGAAACACATATTGCTAATATTATTGAGATTGTAAGGAGAATTTCATTTACTTCTGCTAAACTTAATCCAATAGCTCCCCCATTTGCAATTGATAAGTCCAATATATCTTTTGTATTATCTTTCATTTTTTTATGTATCTTTTAAAGTTATTTTTCCACCATAAATTCTGTTTGATGTGGATGTAACGGCTATTTTTATTCCAATGTAATTTGTTGAGGTTGCAGCAATGTCTGTGATATCAATTTGTGTTCCAACATTTCCAGATCCAATTGAGCTCCCCAAACCAGAGGAATCAACGTCTAATTCATAAACAGTTACAGGTTTGGTGTTGTTTCCATATAAATCAACTAGAGTTGCTGTTTTTCCATAAGGAATGTTTACAAAACACCAAAGTTCCAAATTATTGTGTAATGCTAAAACTCCTGTGTTTGCAGAAGCGTCCCTCCAAGCAATTCCATGAGTGTCAGAGTCATCATTCTGCATGAAATGATGTGGAAGGATTTTGATATAGTCTTCATCAACTCCAATGATTGAATACTCATTATTTGCACCACTTGAAAATGTTATTGGCCCCATTGAGTTTGCAGTTACTGGCATTCCACCAACAGACCCCTCAGTTTTTCTTTGGTATTGTTCAAATAAATTAGTTTTATCTATACCCACAACAGCTCCCTCTCTAATGTCTTTTGTAATTGATTTTGAAACAACTGAAATTGAAGTGTCTGTTCTTCCAACATCTGCAGAAGCTTCAAACTCTATTCCTTCCCCGCTTTTGTTATCAGTAACAAATATTTTGTCCCCTGTTTTAATAAGGTCCAAATCAGTTGGATTAATACTAATTGAAGTAATTGTTCCAGCAGCGACTCTTTGGCTTATTGTAGTTGCTCCCCATGGCTGCCAACTCATTTGAGCACCATTTCCAAAAGAGTTTCCTTGAGCTGTTCCACCTAAAACAGGACCAGATAAAGGACCTGTTTGACTTTCATCAGCTGTTGTAACAACAATTCCAGAATCATAAGTAAATTGAAACCAAACCCCACTCCATTGATCTCTTAAAGTGTTATAAGAACCACTTAGGAAAACATATTTTTCAGAATTTATATCTTTCAACCTTCCAACAGGATTGACCATTTTTAACTTTGTTGAAGTCAATTTATCTGTTTCACTTAAAGCAGAAGAAACGTTCATTCTTTGAGAAGCTGAATGTTGACATTTCATTATTTCTGTTGCAAGAAGTTTGTTAAAGTTAAAAGTTCCAGATAACGTTCCTTTTCCCCAATCTCCAGATGGATCTGCTTTAACAAATGCCGAACCATTCCAAACTCTTAAAGCTGAAGCGTTATCAACTAAAGGACTATCTCCCCAATACAAATTCTCTACTTTTAAAGTGTAGGAGTCAGATGTTGAACTTGTATATTCTGTATTGATTGCATTGTTACCAATAGAACCAGCAGCAACTTGTGCAAATATTCCTTCAAAATTATTGTTTGAATCAAAAACATCTGAATAATCAAAAGTTGTGTTTGTTGAACCAGCTCTAAATTGAGAAAAGTTTTGATTTCCTGCCGTGTATAAAGCACCATGATAATCAATGTTATTTGCACTAACTAAATTTGCATTTGTATAAGTAAAAAATTCAAACTCCCATTCCCCTGTAAAAGCAGCATCTGTTGGAATTACGCCGTTTGTATATCCAGAAGATTCCCAAACCAACCTTTGACTTGTTCCAATAGGAATATAAGTAATATATCTGTTTATCATGTCATCAGGAACTCCATTTGTTGAAGTTGGGGCTGTATAAGTTGACCATGTTAAAGTTCCCCCAGACTCAGTTAACATTTTAGTGTAAGGAGTTGTTCCCGCTTGTCTTGCTCTTATAGAAAAGCACATTTTCATGTCAAGAACTTTTGGTTGGCTTGAACTACTTGTTGAATTTCTTGATGTTATATTTGAAAAATTTAAAAGTATTTGACAAAACCATCCATCATTGTTTGCCGCATCAACATAAGTTGTAATGTCTTTTGAATAAATTAAATCTCCTGTGTTTGTAGTTTGGTCTAATTCTGGAAATCCTTGAAATTGGTTTTCGTCTGCTAAAACTTGAAAATTTCCTACAACTGTTTTTAAAGGAGCATAAAAATCATATTTAGTTCCAGCTAATTTTTGAAGCCCCGCATTGTTTACATTTGTAACGTTCTCAAATTGTAAATCATAAAGTCCAAAATTAGATTCTCCAATGGTTGCTTCATCTGACCTTCTTGTTCCTGTGTAAAAATATTCCCTTGTGTTAATATTGTCCTGAGCAGTTGGAGTTCCAGATTCGTTTGCTTCATATTCTGCAATTTGAACAAAATGAAATGTATGGTGCCAATAAACACATCTCATTCCCCAATTTTTACATAAAGCTTCTAAAACCTCATAAAATGTTTTTGGTGTATAACGACCTTCCTCATCCCTATCATATAAGGAGTTCATTTTACATTGTGTCCAAAACAAAGGATCATCAGCTTGATTTGTGCTTGGCATTGTTGAATTATACCAATTAACTGATGTTTTATAAGTATAGTTTGCATTTGAACCTTGAGCAGTTAAAGCTGATCCTGTTTTTAATAATATTATTTCAAGCCAATTTGTTATTCTGGTGTAGTTGTTCCAATAAACATCATCCACATCATAAGGAAACTCAACAGGATTCCCTGTGTCTAAATTTGTATCTCTAACAAATGGTTGATCTTTTAATAAAGAAAGACCATCAATTGCAGTTAATTTGACCTCATAAGGAAAAGAAACATCTTCTTGAGCAGCTAAGTCCATAATTAAAAAACCACTCCACAAAGGTCTTGTTGTGTCTCTATCATTATATAAATGAACATACACATCTTTTTCTTGCAAAGTTCCATCTCTTAAATCCTGAATGAAATCAGCATGACCAGTGTTTTCAACTATAAAAGGAATGTCTAAAGAACTAGCAAGAATGTAAGTGAATTTCTCTTGATTACTTGTTTCGTATTTTATTTCAGGACCAGAACTTCCGAGATTGATTTCTGTTGCGGCAACTGTTGAACCTTCAACCCAGATTTCCATTGTGAAATCCTCATTTGCCATTGATTTGTAATCAATAAAATATTTTTTTCCTAATGCCATTAAACGCTTCTTTGTCTGTTATAACCTGTGTTTCTATTACTTAAAAATATGTCATTTCCTTTAATAACTCCTTCAACAACTACATTTTGACTTCCGCCTCCCATAAATTGTTTTAATTTATCTAATGGAGCAACAACTTCAGGATTTGAAGCAGTTGTTCCAATACCCTCTCCAATAAGAGCTGTTGTTGGTCCTGTAACTAACCCACCATCAGCAAATCCCATAATACTTCCAATATTCCCTATTATGTTTTTTGATGAAAAAGCCGCTTTTCCCACTCCTCCCAAACTTGCTGGCATTATTGCACTGATTAAAGTCATAACTGCTAATTGAACCAATAAAGATTGAATTGCTTTTTTAATGTTTGCAATGAAAATTGGAAAGAACTTTTCTTGAGAACTTAAAGCGTCATCCAATGAACTTGTTAAAATATCTCCAAACATTTGAAAACCAGATTGAGCTAATTTTTGTTCCTGTGTTAATTTTTTAGTCCATTCAATTATGTTTTTGAACCTATCTTCAACAGCTGATTGTTGAAACAAAAAGTCTGTTTCAATCACCTTTAACTCTTCAGAATATTGTTTGGTTGCTTCTGTTGCTTTATTAGTATCTTCCGTTATTTCTTTATAAGGATTGTTAGTTGAAATATTACTGAAATCCGTTGTAATTTGTTCTTGAACATCCTCATCAAAATCGTTAATTTTAATGTTACTGAAATCCGTTGTTAGTTTTTCTGGCATATCCTCTCCAACATTCTTGCTCATTTCCTCATTGTAAGCGTCAGAAAACGCTTTTCCCATATCTTTTCCATAATCAATAATTGCATCTTTTGATTGATTGAATCCTTCCATAATTTTATCAATGTCAAAAGTGAAAACACCAATTATGAGTTTACCAAGTCCCACAAAATAATTCTTTGCTAAGTCTGCTATTCCTTTAAAATAAACTTTTGCAGCAGCAAATAAACCTTTTATTGAAGCTCTAACATTTTGGTTTGTGTTATAAAGATAAACTAAATATCCAATTAGAGCGGCAATAACAGTAATAACAACACCAATCGGATTGGCCTTCATTATTAAATTTAAAGCGGCAAAAGCTTTTGAAGCAGCCGCAAGTCCAACTGATAATTTCCCAATTAAAATTAAGATTGGCCCTATTGCAGCAACAATCAATCCAAATGTTACAATATTATCTTTTGTTCCCTCATCTAATTTGTCAAATTTCTCCAGCAATCCAACTAAAAACTCAGCAAATTTTGTTACAACAGGAAGTAATCTTGCTCCAATTTGTTCAGTGAGGTCCATAAATTTATTTTTCAAACCTTCTACACCACCAAGCCCCGCTTTTCTTGCATTTTCTGCAGCCCCTCCAAATTGAACCGATAATTCATCTAAAATCAAATTTTGAGCTCCAGCAACATCACCAGCCTCAACCATTGTTTTAATCATGTCCTTTTGAACATCTGTAAATCTAACCCCGTTTCTACTTAAAGCATTTAATTGTCCAACAGGATCATTTAAAGCTTTACCAAGCATAATTGAAGAAGATTTTAAATCAGTTTTTAATCTTGTAGATAAATTTAAAGCAGCTAATTGAGCTCTTTCAAATTCTTCTCCAGCTATCCCTGTGAATGTTAAAAGTTGAGCCGTTACATCAGAAAGGATTTGTTCATCTCCAAACAAAGAAATTTTTTGAAGGTCAGCAGCCATTGTTTGAAGTTCTTTTGAAGTCAATCCAGCAGCCATTCCTGTTGATTTTATACCAGCCTCAACCTGTGCAATCGCTTTTTGTTGTTCATCAAACGCCTTCAAACTAGCAGCCGCAAAACCAAGGATTGGAAGTGTTAAGTTTGTTGTTAAAGTTTTTCCTGTTTTCTGTAAATCTTTTCCAAACCTTTTAAGATTCTTTTGAGCTTTTTTCATTGCTCTATCAAATCCACCTAAGTCCGCTCCAAACTTAAAATTTAAAAATCCAATTGCTTTACTTGCCATTTTCTATTCGTTTTTTATATAATTCTGCTTTTGCTTTTAAATCTTCAAAATCAATTTTCTTTTCGTCTTTCTCCCAATCAAACAAAATTAAATCCTGTGGTTTTATTCTTTTACCCTTTTGGATTTGTATGTTCAACAACAAACAGGTTGACCATCTTGTTCTTTCCCAATCACTTCTTTGCCTCATGTTTTCCAACTCATAAAATCCTTCAACCTTATTCCAGAACTCTCTTGGAAGCATATCATAAAAATCATCAACATTCATTCCTAATTGTCCGAATGCTATCTTTTCCAATTTACGCCAAGTTAGCTCTTCCTTACTTTCTTGGCTTTGTTCTTTTTTTCAGACTTCTCTCCCATTGCTCTTCCTAAGATTTCAAACGCTTGTTCCATACAATCCATATGACCATCAAACATGTCTGTAACATCATCCAATGAATAGTGAAAAGGTTGTTTTGCAGCTCTATAACCATCTTCCAATCCACAATAAATCAAACTAAAAGCATCATTGAAAGTCATTTTCCCTTCTGCTAATTTGTTTAAATCATTCATTGTTGCTCCTGTCATTACACTATACTTTCTCAAAGCGTTAAATCCAAATCTTATTGGCATTTTGTGTTCCCCAATTTCTAATATTTCGTATTTCATTTTTTTCTAAGTTTTGTCTTTTCTGTTTTTAAAAATAAGCCTACCCAACCACTCAGAAAAGAAAACGGTCAGGCAGGCTATTATTGTAACTATTAAGAAATAGTTTGTGTCAATGCTCCTGTTCCTTGAAAACTACAACTGAAAGTTGCTGTGTCCTCAAGAGGTGCAGTTAAACTAATTGAAGTCAACCAAGCATCTCCAACATATTTAGTGTCCCCTGTTCCTGTTGAAGTAACTCCAAAAGTTAGAGAAAACTTTGCTCTTGTTGCTAAATATCCTGTGAATATTTCACTTAAAGTTTCATTTGAAATTGCAGATCCTGAAGGGTCTAACCAAGCATATAGTGCGTCAACACTAACATCCCAATTTCTTAAACCTTCCATGTTCTCTTCAAACCCACCAGATTCTTTGTTTGTTGTAGAACGAGGACTGTGGTTGATATTGATTGTTGCATTAGTAGAGTAAGCCACCAATGTTCCAGCAATATAAACGCCAAGGTCCGTTCCATTTAATTGTCCATTTGCCATTTTTTTTCTATTTTATAAATTTATAATTCTGTTATTGTTCTTTCTTT